AAGGTGAGGTGGTCGGCCTTTATCCGCTTCTTCCAAACAAAATGGATGTAAGCCGTAACAAGGCTGGGCGGCTGATATACACCTACAGACGCAATTCTGATGAAGCAGGATCCGAGAAGCGAGATGAAGAAGTGGTTCTCAAAAGAGAGGATGTGCTTCATATTCCAGGCCTTGGATTTGATGGCCTTATAGGATACAGCCCTATTGCCATGGCCAAGAATGCCATCGGTATTGCGATAGCCACTGAGGAATATGGAGCTACTTTCTTTGCCAATGGTGCCACACCGGGAGGAATACTTGAACATCCGGGTGTTGTTAAAGACCCGGAGAAACTTCGTCAAAGCTGGAAGTCCCAGTTTTCGGGAAAGAACAGTCACAGCGTTGCTGTCCTTGAGGAAGGCATGACCTTCAAACAGATGGCCATACCGCCTAATGAAGCACAGTTCCTTGAAACCAGAAAATTTCAAATCAATGAGATAGCTCGAATTTTCAGAGTACCGCCACACATGGTAGGGGACCTTGAAAAGTCGAGCTTTTCTAATATTGAGCAGCAGTCCTTGGATTTTGTGATGTATACCCTTAATCCTTGGATAGTTCGCTGGGAACAGGCAATGCAGCAGGCACTTTTGCTGCCATCAGAAAAGAGTCAGCTGTTCTTCAGGTTCAATGTGGATGGTCTTCTTCGTGGGGACTATCAGAGCCGGATGAACGGCTATGCGGTGGCAAGGCAGAATGGCTGGATGTCAGCAAATGACATAAGGGAGCTGGAGAACATGAATCCTATTCCTGCTGAGGAAGGAGGTAATCTGTACCTTATTAACGGAAATCTTACAAAGTTAAAAGACGCGGGTATTTTTGCAAAGCCTGCTGAAAGGAATGATTTAGATGAGTCGTAAATTTTGGAATTGGGTGAGGAATGATAATGATGAAAGAATACTTATGCTCAATGGTGAAATCTCTGACCAGACTTGGTTCGGGGATGAAGTCACACCTCAGGAATTTAGAAACGAGCTTAACAGTTGCCAGGGTAAAGTCACTGTTTGGATTAATTCTCCTGGCGGGGATTGTTTTGCTGCTGCACAGATATATAACATGCTCATGGAATACCCAGGATGCGTTGATGTTCACATTGATGGCATTGCTGCTTCAGCAGCTTCGGTAATAGCCATGGCAGGAAGTCATGTGGCCATATCCCCAGTTGGCATGATGATGATTCATAATCCTGCAACCGTTTCCATCGGGGATGAGCGGGAAATGAAGAAAGCCATAGAGATGCTTTCCGAGGTAAAGGAATCCATTATCAATGCCTACGAGCTTAAGACCGGGCTTCCAAGAAAGCAGCTGTCCAACATGATGAATGCCGAGTCCTGGTTCAATGCCAAAAAGGCTGTGGAGCTTGGATTTGCCGACAGTATTCTTTATGACACCGATGAGGATGATGAGCCGGAGGCCATGATTTTTTCAAGGGCTGCGGTGACCAATTCATTCTTGGATAAATTTAAGGCTGCAAAAGATGCAGCAGATAATCGTATTGACGCTTCTGAACTTCAGAAGCGTTTAGCTATTTTAGGAGGAATGTAATATGGATAAGATTAATGAACTGATTGAAAAACGTGCTAAGCTCTGGGCAGAGGCCAAGAATTTCCTTGATACTCATACTGATGAAGATGGTAAGCTCTCTGCTGAAGATGCTGCTACCTATGAGAAGATGGAGGCTGATGTGGTGGATATGAAAAAGTCCATCGATCGCCTGCAGCGTCAGGCGGTTATTGATAGGGAGCTTGATAAGCCAACCAGTACGCCTATTACCAATGAACCATCTTCTGGTAAGGCACCAGCCAATTTCCGTGCTACGGATGAATACCGTAAGGAAATGTTGGCAGCAACCCGCAGCCGCTTCCGCAATATCAGTAATGTTCTTAAGGAAGGTGATGACCAGCAGGGTGGTTATCTCGTGCCAGTTGAGTATGATAAGCGTCTCGTTGATGTGTTGAATGCAGAAAACATTATGCGTAATCTTTCTACTAAGATTACCACCTCCGGACAGCACAAAATCAATATTGCTGCCACAAAGCCAGCAGCTGCCTGGATTGAAGAAGGAGAGACACTCGGTTTTGGTGAGGCAACCTTTGACCAGATTATGCTTGATGCATATAAGCTCCATGTGGCTATCAAGATTACTGAGGAGCTTCTCTACGATAATGCCTTTAACCTCGAAAGTTACATCATCGACCAGTTTGGTAAAGCACTGGCCAATGCAGAAGAAGATGCCTTCCTTAATGGTGATGGCAAAGGTAAGCCTACAGGCATTTTTGATGCTGAAAAGGGTGGACAGTTTAATACCACGACTTCCAGCAATAGCATTAGTGCCGATGATATCATCACCCTGATTTATAACCTTAAGCGTCCGTACCGCAAGAATGCGGCATTTATCACTAACGATAAGACTTTGGCTTCTATTCGTAAGCTGAAGGATAACAATGGCGTGTATATGTGGCAGCCGGCACTTACTGCAGGTGAACCAGATCGTATTTTAGGTTATGAGGTACACACCTCTGAATATGCACCAGAATCTGCGACAGGAAAGCCAGCTATGGCATTTGGTGATTTCTCCTACTATAACATCGGTGACCGCGGTACACGTTCCATGCAGGAACTGAAGGAACTCTTCGCTGGTAACGGTATGGTGGGATATGTGATGAAAGAACGTGTCGATGGGCGCCTTATCCTCCCAGAAGCAGTTCAGATTCTTTCTATGAAGGGTACTTCTTCCAAGCCATAATAGAGGTGAGGTAAATGCTGGTAACTCTTGAGGAAACCAAACAGTATCTTAGGATTGATGGCGACTATGATGATGAGCTGATTACTGGCCTTATGGCCACAGCAAATGATTTATGCCTGGCAATCTTAAGGCAGGAAGAGTCGGAATTGGACAAGGATAATCCTCGTCTGAGGACGGCTATTTTTTATGCGGTGACTTATCTTTATGAGCACCGTGATGAAGCAGATCATAGAGGGTTAGCCTTAACCCTCCGTGACCTACTGTCCGGACTCCGTAAGGAGGGGTTCTGATGAAGGTAGGGAAAATGCGTTATCGTATAACACTTCAAATTCCAACAGATGAAACAGATATGTATGCCAATCCCAAGGATGAGTGGACTGATTTTAAGGAAGTCTGGGCGGATATAGTTCCTGTAAGCGGCAGAGAATACTTTGCCGCTGAGCAGGCTATGTCTGAAACCCAGTTTAAAATCTATATCCGTTATCTTGATGGAGTAACACAGAAAATGCGTGTACTGCATGGTGATGTGGCTTATGAAATCCTGACTGTGCTGGGGGATAAAAGAAGCGGAATGCTTACTCTTATGGTGAAGGTGATAGTATGAGTTCTTTATCCGATGTTTTTCAGGATATTGGCGAAAAAGCAACCAAGGCTGCCAAGGCTGCACTCAGTAATGGGGCGGATATGGTAGTAAATGATGCAAAAACCAGATGTCCGGTGAGAACTGGAGCCCTTAAGGAATCCATTCATAAAGTGGTTTTGCGGGGCGGAACTAAAATAAAGGTTGTGGCAGATGCCACTAATGATAATGGCGTACCTTATGGCAGGTTTGTTGAGTTCTCGCCTATGATAAATGAACCATTTTTGTATCCGGCGCTGGATGCTTTGCGAAACACCATAAGGGAAAATATAGCCAAAGCTGTGCAGGAAAGCCTAAAGAGGTGAGAGCATGATTGAAAGAATTGTTGAGGCACTAAGGACAGATATCCTTCTGGGGGTGAAGGGAATCTATCATCAGCTTAGCCCTCATGGATGTAAATACCCAAATATCGTCTATAAGGTAATATCTGATGTACCGGCTCTTCATGGGGACAACGTGGAGCTTCAGTCCAGGGTGACTGTAAGAATACATATCATAACCAAGGACGGGAACTATCACAATATTTATAGACGGGTAAACAGGATAATGACTGACCTCGGATTTATGCGGGTTCAGGCAGTAGATATGATTGAAGATGGCCTTAAAATGAAGGTCATAGATTACAGAACAGGAGTTGATGCATTATGACAGCACCACAGACGGGGATTACCAATTCTCCTTTTATCGGGCTTAAGGAATTTCATGTAGCAAAGCTCATTGATGACCCAAAAGACGGTACACCAACCTATGAGGATATTATTTCCATTCCTCATATCCGGCAGGTGAGCATTAAACCACAGAATTCATCTGCAACCCTTTATGCAGATAACCAGGCAGTGGACACCGCCAGCACAACCAGTGAGTATGAACTGACCGTGGATATTGCCACACTTCCTTTGGAGTACAAGGCATACCTTCTTGGGCATGAAATTAAGGATGGCGTGATGACCGCCAGCAAGGATGATGTTTCGCCATACTTTGCTGTGATGTTTGAATCCACCAAGAAGAATGGAAAGAAGAGGTTCTGCAAGTTCTTCAAGGTTCAGTTCAATGAGCCGGATGAGAACCCACAGACAAAGGCAGAAAATATCAGCTACAACACACCAACTCTCGGTGCCAAGGCTATTTATCGTACTGCTGATGGCCTTTCCTATCGTCAGGCTGATGAGGAAGCTACCGGCTTTACTGCTGAAACTGCCGCTGCGTGGTATACGGAGGTGTAATTTATGGATACACCTTTTATCATAATCAACGAAGAAAAAATTGAACCCGCTGCACCCAAGATGAAGGTGTGGCGGGCTTTTTTGAAATCTGCGGACAGGGACAGAAGCAAGGAACAGCTGGATGATTTTTTGAAAGAGCAGATTGATCTTATTGTGCTTGCCTTCGGTAAGCCTGATGTGGTCAATGAGGATTCCATTGATGAAAATATGGAAATTGCCGATGTGGTGCCTCTGGTAAGAAAACTCTTCACGTGGATTCAGGTAATGC